ACCTCGAAATATATGAGAACATCGAAGAAAAACCAGATATAGATGTAGATGTATCATTTTGGCTCGACAAAGACCGCAAGATTGAGCGTAAAGTTTATTTTAAAGGCGATAACAAAACATGGAGCGAATCTACCAGCGTGACATCGTATAAAGAAAACGGTTTTGGTTCGTTTAAAACTTTTGAACTCGGAACAGAAAATAGAATTCCATTAAACGAGCTAAGGTTGGATGCTTTCTACGACATTACCGTGACATATGACTCTGACTATATTATAAGTCTAAAAAATTTCAAAGTGACCAATATTGAGGATTTTAACGCAGCATGAAAACTATATTTAACCTAAAAAATGTAGACCCAATGAATCAACCTCTTTTCTTGGGCAAGGATTTGGGAGTTCAAAGATTTGATGTTTTAAAATATCCCATCTTTAAGGATCTTGACAACAAGCAAATGATGAACTTCTGGCGACCAGAAGAAATAGAATTGAAGAAAGATCGCGGCGATTTCAAAGAAATGTCGGACAATGAGAAATTCATTTTCACGTCCAATTTAAAGTATCAAACAATGCTTGACAGTGTTATTTGTCGTGGTGTTCCAACTTTGCTTGAATATGTAACAAATACTGAGCTTGAAGCGTGTTTAATGACATGGCAGTTTTTCGAGAAGATTCATAGTCAATCTTATTCCTATATTATCCAAAATGTTTACGCAGATAGCAAAGAAATTTTTGACGGTATTTATGAAGATAAAGAGATTTTAAAACGTGCGAAATCCGCAATTCAAGACTATAATGATTTGATGGGTATGGCGAGCGACAGCAGCAAATTGGCAGATCTCAAGCGTCAAATTTATATGACAGTTATTAGCATAAATATATTGGAAGCTGTGCGATTTTATGTAAGTTTCGTTTGTAGTTTTGCTTTTGCTGAAAACAAAAAGATGGCAGGAAATGCAGATATTATCAAATTAATCAAGCGAGACGAGGCTTTACACTTGACAAACACGCAGGAAATCCTTAAAATTCTACAAAAGGAGGAGTGCGAGGGGTTTGTGAAGACTGCTGAACAATGTAAGGATGCAGCAATAGAAATGTTTGAAAATGCAGCAAAAGAAGAAAAGGAATGGGCATCGTACCTGTTTAAAGATGGATCTATTATTGGTCTAAACGAGGCAGTTCTTCATCAGTATATTGACTGGCTTTGTATGTCAAGAAGGAAAAATATTGGACTTCCTTACGAAAATGCAGGAAAGAATCCAATTGCAGGGTGGACAGAACCTTGGATGCAAAGCGAAAGTGTTCAAGTTGCACCGCAGGAGCACGAGATTACCAGTTATAAAATAGGTGCCAGTAAAAATGATTTAGAAGATGTTTCTTTTGACGGATTTGAACTTTAACTTTAGGATAGGATTTAACATGTCGAAATCGGAAATTTCAAGTTTAGTTACATTTTGGCGAGATGATTTATGTTCTGCCATAGGTAGACATGGAGATGTGTCGTTAGCTTCGGAGTTAGCGGAACAATTAAATTTAAATGCAGAGCAGCAAGCAGAGTGGTTGAAAAAGTGTCAAAAGCAAATGAATTTAAAGCCAAAATATTCAGAGTATAAGCATACCGCATCCCAAATAAATGCCGGGGTGGTTCATAGAGATTATGAACAACTTGAATCTTTTTACAGGGACAACCACGAAGAAGAAGAGGTTAAATATGGAGGTTTGTTAACCAATATTATTGATGAACTTCTTAAAAAGTATGGAGTTTCAGAAAACTCTTTGCAAAAAATTGCAAATGTAGTTGAGGCAATCGCCTCATCAACAATAGTTGTAGAGAACAAAGAAGGCACCACTATTAGTATTTGTTTAAAAAATAGTTAAAGGAGAGAAAATGCACCCAGACCAAACCGCAAAATTTAAAATGTTGAACGATCTTCATATGGTGACTAATTTAGATGCTCCCATAATTTCTCAAACAAGCACAGAAGATGTTAAACCAACCTGTGAAACTTTAGAAAATTTAGTAAAAATGGTTACTGGTTGGCATCATGATCGAAATCTTATCAAAGGTAGCACAGATAAGGATCAGACATTAAAGTTAGTTCAAGAATTGGGAGAATTGTCTGATAGTGTATGTAAAAACAAGGACGTTAGAGACGACATTGGCGATATGCTGGTTGTTTTAATCAATATTGCAGAAAGAAACAAGTTTTCTTTAGAGGATTGCCTGCAAAAAGCTTGGGATGACATAAAAGATAGAAAGGGGACAATGATTGATGGTGTGTTTGTAAAAGAGCAAGATCTAATGAAATAATAGCCATATTTTATGAAAAAGTGAGTATTATAATACATAGTACTTGTTTTAAATAAAAAGGTTTGAATATGACTGGAGTTTTTACAAATCCTAATGACAAAGTTTTTTATGCTTGTCAGGCGGTTTTGACGAAATCTAGAATGACGACGCAAAGTGGAGGCAATGATAGTCCCACAAACTCCTCTGTTTTAAAGGGTGTACAATCTGTTGGCGTTGATAGAGAGGTGAATAGAAACTCCTATTTAGATGTTGGACGAATGCAACAACTATATGGGAGTTATTCAAAACCAATCTATACAATAACAATATCAAGAGTTTTAGATAAAGCTGACGATTTCTTCTTTAATGTCACAGGTCAAACTACATATGAAGATGGTCACATTCTAAATGATACAAATGGCATAGGTTTTAATGGGATAAGTGATAAACTAAGAAACTATGATATTTCTCTTCTTTATTCTCCTGATGATGTCTCTTATGTTGGCGCAGATAATGGATTAGTTCAAACCACGACTTACAGATGCTGTTTGTTAACATCTATATCTTATACTATATCTGTTTCTGGTGCTGTGACTGAAGATCTTACTTTCACATCCCATTCTTATACTCAAAACGACGAAACAGATTCTACGTTGTGGACAGGTTTGAATTTTACACACTCTGGAAGTACATTAACCAGAAAAGATGTTTCTTTGGCAAATTGTACTTTCCCCAAAGAAGTTACAAGAATGTTTGATTTAAGCAATTCTTTAAATAGTATTGACATTTTAGGACTGCAACAAATCAGTGTAAATGTTGAAATTGAATATAACGATCTTAAAGATGTTGGAGTTTGGAGAGGTTCAACGACCGATAGGGCAGAAGCCAACTTGTTCAAACAAATTAATTTGCCTATTTCTGTATCGTGTGAATTCAGTGGTGTTGTACGGGCTCAATATTTCACAGAAGCTACACAAAATTTTGAAGTTACTGATACACACTATTCTCAGGCCGATAATAGCGAGGCGGCAGAAGAAAACAATTACAAAGCCGATAGACAAATAATAATAGCTGCTGAAGCTGGATCTGATTATTTTCAATGGAACTTGGGCGCGAGAAACTATCTTACCGCGATGAATTTTTCTGGTGGCGATTCTCAAGGAGGAAATGTAGAGGGTAGCGTTGGATTTGCCAATAACTATAGTGAGGTGTTTTTGACCAAAGCCTCATCTATAAATCAATTTTCATTCACCAACAATCTTCCATACTAAAAGGTTTTAAATGTCTAGAAAAAAAAGAGCAAGTAGAAAATCTTCTCAACAAAGACGACCCCACAGAAAGCAATTAAAACCAAAAACAGATAATCAAGAAAATTATATTATTTCAATGTCCGAATCTGACGTGACATTTTGTTCTGGACCAGCGGGAAGTGGAAAAACTAACTGTGCAGTAGGTATGGCTTGCGAATATATTTTGGATGATAAGGTTGATAAAATAGTCATAACAAGACCCGTAGTCGAGACAGGCAGGGGATTGGGTTTCTTGCCTGGAACTCTTACTGAAAAGGTGCAACCATACTTGGTTCCTATCACAGAAGAACTTAAAGCATATTTAGGAATAGAGACTTACAACTCCATGCGTGCCACAAACACTATCGAAATATGTCCATTAGAATACATGCGGGGAAGAAATTTTCATCATACCTTCATGATTCTCGACGAAGCCCAAAATGCCACATTTGAACAAATAAAAATGTTTATTACGCGAATAGGAGTTGGTTCAAAGGCGGTTATTAATGGAGACCTTGAACAAACCGATCTTTACGGTCATGATGAAGGTGGATTGTCATGCTGTATTGATAGATTGAAAAATGTTGATGGAGTCGGAGTTTGTGAATTAGACTCTTCTGATATCGTCAGGAATGGAATAATTCCAAAAATTCTAGCAAAACTAAAATAATCTTTGCTTTTTTGCTTCTTATACACTATAATAAGATAAGAGTATGGGCAACCCCCAACTCTTTTTAAAATTGTCTTATTGGAGAAAATAATGCCAATCTATGATTTTGAGTGTGAGCCTTGCGCATATTATACAGAAATAAATCAAAAAATGTTTGATCCAAGCCTTCATGAGTGTCCAGTTTGTGGTCAAAACACTTTAAGGAAGGTTATCATAAATCCTCCTACTGCATTTGTCAGAGGAGAACCCACAACATTAGGATCTTTGGCAGATAGAAACGCAAGCAAAATGGGTCATTATGAGTTGCAAGAAAAGTCTGAAAAAGACAGCAACAAGAAAAAACTTACGGCAGAACAAAAAAAGAAACGAGAAACTCATCAAAAAATTGTTTCTATGACTCCAGAACAAAAAACAAGATGGATTGTTAACGGAGATTAATATGGAAGAAAAACTTCCAAGAAGTAGCAAACCTCATATTGGAATTGTAACATTTAAAATTGATATTCGAGGAATAAACTCCGATAATACTTTAGAGACATATATTTTGGGAGATGGAGATCTTAAAAAGTATGGACTATCTAGAAAGGGTCAATTTGTTATAAAAGGCACTTCTGAAGCCGACTGTATTCAAAAACTTAAAAAAGCATTAGGAAAAATAAATGTCTAGATATGATAAAGAAGATATTTCAGATCTTAATCTTCCAGATGAAGCAACTGTAAAAACAACATTTTTTACTCATAACGCAGAAGAGAAAGATACAAGCGAAAATTGTTTCGCTAAAGAGGTCGTTACACATTCTGATTATAACAACTTATCAGAAAGATATTATGTTCTAGTGGGCAGGGGCGAATTGCTAGACCCCTATCAAGTTGACTCTTCTTACACTAAAAATAAATTGAACAATATGTATAAATTTAAAAAGGTGTCTGAGAAAGCTTTTAACACTTATTTAAAATATCTACGGACAAAAAACAGACTTTATTTTACTATGGCACGAAGAATGATAATGGAGTAATAAATATGAAGAAAGGTCCACTTTCTAACAAAGAAAAGCAATACATTGAAAAGAACTACAAAAGCAAAACTACCGAGCAGATGGCAGTTAAGATGAAAAGATCTGAACATATGGTTGATAAGTTTATTAAAACTTTATCTTTTACCAATGTTTTGGATGAACCGAAGAATGAGGAAGTTGTCGCGACCCCCGAAGTAAAAGGTCCAAAGCCTGGAGATCTATTTGCCAGAAAAGAAGACCGGGGAGTTACCATCATGACAGAAGCAGCATCAATAGCTGGGGATGAATCCAAGTCAAAGGCCGAACCTCCAAAAAGATATCACAAGTTTATTCACAAGATTAAAGGTTGATATATGAAGAAAGATCTTTGTACTGAGTTCGATAACTATATGAAAAAACTTTGTCATACTGATTTAAACATAAGTTGGAGTGTTAGACTTCAGGATGGAAAAGTTGTATACGGAGACTATGAAAGACCTGGATATGATAACCCGTGGTTTAGGTTGAAGGAATATTGCGAAAGTAATAAAGTTGTTCCAACATTGGTAAAACTCTATATGTTTGGAGCAAGGGAGCATGTATTTTTTTCAGACCCAGAAGGTCTAGATGGTTTGAGTATTTGTCGAGGGGTAGCGAGAGATCAAAGCATGTCTGGAAATTTACAAAGTCAGGGGTTTCAATTTTTAACAGTGTCATTGCTGGATGATGATTGTGAAATGATAACTGTTAAAAAATTCGTGTGGCCGCATAATGAATTTGAACAGGCGGAATCTAAAAGGTTGTTAACTACAAAAAACATTGAAAACATGATCTTTAAACATGACTCAGAAAAACTCCAAAACCCAGAAGTACAAAAGTATTACAACGGGGAAGCCGTGTAGTGCCGCTCAATATATTGCAGAATTAGTATGTATAAGAAAATCTGAAAGAGAGAACAAGGGAAGTCTAGGGTATAAGTTTTGGAATAATGATGAGTCTTATCAAATACAAGTAAGGGTTGCTCATAAACTAATTAAAAAGTATGATGAGCAATCTATTTTACATTATCTAAATAACGATGGCAAAAATGTTTATTCTTTAGGCTATTTACATAGTTCTAAAAAGTTCGTTCTTCCAATAAAATTTGTTCAACAAGGAATTGAAAAATCCTACAAGATTGTTCAAGAGAAAAACAAAAAAGAGAAGAAAACTATAGAACTTCCAACTAAAGAATATCAACCAAGAAAACAGCAGTCCAAAAAGAATCTTTTAAACAAATTGAGGAAAGCAGATGGCTCTAATTAATCTAGGTGATGATTGCGACCCGCCTAAAAAAACAAAGAAGTTCAAAATTCCAGACTATTTAAAAAAGCAAGTAAAAGAGTATGGAAATATAATAAAGACAGGTTCTGAAGTCTTAAAGGAAAAGAATGATTATAAGGTTATTTCTATAAGTCCCGCTATAGATGTAGCCCTTGGTGGCGGTGTAAAAGAGGGTTGCTGGTTGACACTCACAGGAGATCCTAAAAGTGGCAAAACGACCACCGCAATGCAAATCGCAGTAAATTGTCAAAAGGAAGGTCGTCCAATTATCTATCTTGATGCAGAAGGTAGATTAAAGGATATGAATTTTCAGGTGGAGGGTTTTGATCCAGAAAATATTCAGGTTATAGCTCCAGAAGATAAACCTCTGCCCGCCGAAGACTTTCTAGACATTGCATATAAGTTAATGAGTCATCCCGACTATCACGGTGCAGTTCTTATTATCGATTCCATCTCTTCGCTTATTCCTGCTAAAGAATTAGATGGAGACTTTTCTCCAGGTCGTGCCGGATTGCCGAAAATCTTGTCCATTTTTACAAAGAAAATAGGGCAACTTCTTCCAAGGCAAAGAGGTCTTGTTATAGCAATTACTCATTATATTGCTAACACTGGAGGATTTGGAAAAGCAAAACTTTCTGATGGTGGAAATAAGATTCAGTATCAAGCCGATACTAGAATGGAAATTGCTGGCGGTGGAGAAAAAACACCCGCTGTTAAAGCATGGGACGATGACAATGGGAAAAGAATAGGACAAGTTGTTAACTGGAAAATCATTTGTTCTTCTATGGGTCCACCTGGAGGTCAGGTTCAAAGTCATATTAGATATGGACATGGAATAGATAAAACACAAGAAATACTGATATTGGCATTAGACTTGGGACTTATTGATAAGTCTGGCGCATGGTTTACTTGTGTATTCCTCACTATATTTAAAGATATTGCAAAAGAGATTTTTCCTAATATCGATGTTGATAATGAAGAAGAGTTGTTGTCTGTAAAGGGTGCAAAGTTTCAAGGTCAAAATAAACTCTATGATTTTTTGAGTGAAAATAAGCAGTTGGTAAACATCTTGGAAGAAATGATACTAGGAGAGCTATCTTGACAAATTGGAAGTTAACAACTAATACAAAAGGAAAGATAGGAAACAATATTTTTGCTAATCTATATAGATGTTCTAAAATTCTTGATCAAGAGATTAAATGCGGAACCAAAGATAAAACTCTTCAAGTAATAGAGCGAGAAATTGATTACAAAATCGAACCAGATGATACATTAATCACACATTCTGGTGACTGGGGCATAAAAAAAACAGAATGTAAAATTACATCCAAGCCATTTTATACACATACGATAGAACATGCTGCTCATGGAGGAGTTTATTTAAATTTAGAATTAAAATCAGTTATCAACAATGTAAAAAGATGGTACATGACAAATATGAGCCAATTTTTACATGAAAAAATATATCCTATTCCCTTGAATGTAAATTTTAACATAGAAGATATTGATCTAGATAAAATAAATCAAATAGAAAAAGTTAATTTATGTTATGCAAATTTTAGCATAACAAATCCATACAGAATAAGAGTCGCTGAATGGGCATGGGAACAAAATTTTATCGATTGCAACTTTCCAAAACGGTATCCAACTCAAGATATAGAGTTAAATATGCCCATGTTAAATGGTGAGAAACTTAGTTCGGATTCATTTTTAGAAAAGTTGGCATCTTACAACTTTGCAATAAGTCCTACTGGAAATGGTATAGATACATTTAGAACTTGGGAGTGTATTTTGTGTAACACTGTACCAATCGTTCAAGACAAATGGTGTAATAGGGTGTTTTCAAAGATTTGGCCCATGATAGTTGTTTCTAGATATGAATTTTGCAATTTGCTCGATGCAATTAACAACTTTTACGAGAAATACGGCAATATACAATATGACCATTCTTTATTGATGGAAGAAAACTTTGAAGAACTTTTAGATAGGATACAGTATGAAAGTGACAGGCTTAGATGGGAAGACGTATAATTGGAATCCCAAGTCTGGAAAGGGTAAAAGATCTAAACTTCATCAAAGAGCAAAAGAAGTAATTGACATATGCTTTCCGCATGATAGAATATTAGAAGAGGTGTCTTTGCCTGGAACTAAAGGTAGTTACAGAAGAGGTATTCTTCGGGCTGATTTTTTTATTCCAAACAGAAATTTAATAATAGAAGTTCATGGTCAGCAGCATTTTAAATTTAACAAATTTCATTTCAAAGATAAGTTATCATTCTTCCGCGCTCAAGGAAGGGATAAAGCAAAAAAGGAATGGTGCTTTATAAATGATATAACAATTATAGAATTTAACTATAATGAATCAGAAGAAGAGTGGAAAGAAAAAATATGACAGCAGATGAAAAATTAGCGGAATTCTATCAGGCAATAGAAGATTGGAAATCTTGCAGGCACTTGGCAAAAGTAGAATCTCCACCAGAAGCTGAAGAAATTTTAAATGCTTCTTCTGGAGAAATTAAGAATTGGAATTCTGAAGAGTGCAATATTGGAGCTTATAAACTTTATGCTTATGCAGAATATATAGAAACCGAAAGGGTAAAAGAAGAAACAACATTAGAATGGGCAGACTCAAGTATATGGTTTATTATATCAACATCAATAGATAATTATGGAAGTCAATACTCTAAATGGCAGCAAAAATACTATTCTGCAATTAAAGAAAATCCATTAGCTAGTGAACTATTAAAAATAAAAAATCATGCCGAAGCAAGAGTAAAAATACTTAATGGAAAACATGGTAGAATAATGAAAATGGCTGATACATTAAACAATTTATCTAGGAGAAAGTAATGTCGCCAGAATTAAACGAAAAACTTAAAAGGCTTTTAGAAAAAGGTAAAGAAACCGGAGACTTAGAGCTTATCGAAGTAGCTTTACATCTTTTGAATGCTGAATCTGGAAACAACGGTCAAGATCCGCCAAAAAAAACAAAAAGATTGGCAAATGAAGAATTTGATAATTTTGTTATGCATAACAAGGTTGAAAATGATGATAATAGAAGTGGACAACCTCTGGAGATAAAAAACAGAACAAATGAGTTTGTTGATGACGGCCTAGAGCACAAAGACGAAGAAAATGTTACCCCATCAATAAAGCCGGTTACTAGAAGGCGACCAGCATTCAAAATGGTTGATCAGGTATGCAGCAAATGCAACAATAGTTACAAAATTCATCCACAACACGCAAGAGAATTTTACGTCTGTGACAAATGCATAAGAAAATAAACAAAAAACTTCAAAAAGAAAAAAGATTAGAAGACCTTGCATCTGAAAGAGCTGTTTTGGCAGCTCTTTGTCAGTATGGACTTGATATGTATCTAGACATAGATTTTATCGACGCAAGATCTTTTACCGACCCAATGAACCAACTGATATTTGAATGTGTTTACAAATCGATATCAGAAAACTCCAAGGTCGAACTATCTTCTATTCTCTCTTCCGCAAATGATCTTGGTGTTCATGAGCAAGTAAATACCAAAGACGAAATAGCATTTATTAGATCTTTATTTAATTTTCCAGTTTATAAAGATAATGTCTCTTTATATGCTGCGAAAATAGCAAAGCTTAAATTGGCAAGAGATCTTTCTCAAACATTACAATCTTGCGAAAAAGAACTTCATACTATAACAGGTGAAGAAGATGTAATGGACATTGTTGCAAAGATTGAAGAACCTCTTTTAGAGGCTACTGGCGACATATATCAATCGTCCAGTAAAAAAACTGAAGTGCTTGGCGACGAGGTTGAAGAGTATATTGACTATCTAAAAAACAATGTGTCAGATTTCGCAGGTATTCCAACTGGTTTTGATAGATATGATATGGCGATTGGCGGCGGCCTAAGAAGAAAGTGTGTTGACCTTATAGCGGCAAGGCCTAAAGTTGGTAAATCTATGTTTGGTGATGCTGTGGCAATGTATGTTGCTGGAGAACTAAACATTCCCGTTTTGATGCTTGATACGGAAATGTCAAAAGAGGATCATTACAACAGAATCTTGGCTAATTTATCTGGTGTCGAAATAAATAGAATTTCTACTGGTAAATTTTCAGAAAATAATATTGAAAAAGAAAAAGTCGAAACAGCAGCTCATAAACTAAAAGAAATTCCATATCATTATATTAGTATCGCAGGCGAATCATTTGAAAATATTTTGAGTCAAATGAGAAAATGGATTTATCAGCATGTAGGGTTCGACGACAACGGCAGAACCAAAGACTGTCTAATAGTATATGACTATTTAAAACTGATGGGTTCTGAAGGTATAAATGCATCGATGCAGGAGTACCAAGTTCTAGGGTTTCAAATTACAAAACTTCACAACTTTACTGTCAAATATGATGTTCCATGTTTGTCTTTTGTTCAATTGAATCGCGATGGTATAACAAAAGAGTCAACAGATGTTGTTTCTGGATCTGATAGATTGATTTGGCTGTGTACAAGTTTTTCTATTTTTAAAATGAAATCCGATGAAGAAATGGCAACCGATGGAGTAGAACATGGAAATAGAAAGATAGTTCCAGTTGTTGCTAGACATGGAGAGGGTTTGGATGACGGTGATTATGTGAGCATGAAAATGCATGGTAAATTTGGAAGAATTGAGCAAGGACTTACTAGAAACGAAATTCATGATGAAAACAGAACCAGAGAAGAAGGTTTTGAAACAGATGTTGACGCAGGACAAGATATCATCAGTTTGTGATTCGCTAATAGAAAATGTGCATACTGTATTAGATTATTTTGAGATAGAGTTTGTAGAATTTCCAAATAGAGTTTCTTTTGCGTGTCCTATTCATGGGGGCGACAACTCAGAAGGATGTTGTATATTCACAGACGGCTTAACTAACAGAGGAAATTGGAGTTGTTGGACAAGGTATTGTCACGAAGAATATGTAGATAATATGTTTGGCTTTGTTCGTGCCGTTGTTTCTGCTAGATTGGGTAGAGACTTCACGATGATGGAGACTCTAGATTTATGTGAAAAAATGCTTGGCACTAATTTTGAAGACATTCAATTAAAACCCAAGAGAAACAAATCATTAATAGAAATATTTAATAGAAAAATACAACGGCATGATTTAGAAGTGACTAGGGAGGACATAACATCCAGAATAAATATACCATCAAAATACTACATTCAGAGAGGATTCAACGAAAACACTCTAAAAACTTTTGATGTTGGCGATTGTTTTGAAGAAAATAAGCCAATGAGCGGAAGAGTTGTTGTCCCAATCTACGATGAAGACTATAATTATATAGGGTGTGTTGGAAGGTCTATAAAGGAACATCTCAAACCTAAATGGTTGCATAGTAAGGGTTTTTCAAAAAATGCCCTTTACGGATTAAACATTGCTAAGGATTATATACTAAAAACAAATACAGTAATATTGGTTGAAGGTCAGGGGGATGTCTGGAAACTCTTTGAAGCTGGACTACCCATGACAGTCGGAATTTTTGGAGCATCAATTAATGAGGATCAATTATTGCTACTAGAAAAAAGTGGAGCATTAAATGTAGTAATATTAACAGATTATGACGATGCAGGCAACAAGGCGGCAGAACAAATACTTAAAAAATGCGGACGAAGATTCAATTACATTAGACCAGACATTAAAAATGAATTGTCGTCAGTAAAAATAAAAGATGTTGGCGATATGACAACAGAACAAATCAAAGATCTTATTTTTCCATATTTAGAAGGGATTATTTAATGAAAACTAAAATCATAGCCTTTGCGGGGTCAAAGCAATCTGGAAAATCTACTTGTGCCAAATTTCTTCATGGTTATCAAATGAGATCCTATCACTGTATTGATGATTTTGCCATTACAGACGATGGAGATTTTCTAGTAAAAACAAGAGTTGTTGATGATGATGGAAAAGTTAACGATGAAGATTATGTTTCTTTAGACATAAATAGAACAGATGTGAATTTTGCTGAGTGGGCAATCAGAGAAATGTGGCCCTTTGTCAAGAAATATTCATTTGCTTCTTCGCTTAAAAGCATTGCTGTAAACCTATTCAATATTCCTTCCGAATGTGTTTATGGAACAGAAGAACAAAAAAGAAAAACAATTGATCATTTAAGATGGGAAAACATGCCAGGAGTGGTATCTAATAAAACATCTTTTTATGTAGAGGGTGTAGATTCAGAATTTTGGAATAATATTATTATTCATGAAAATGGCCCAATGACTGCTCGTGAGTTTCTTCAATACTTCGGTACGGATGTTTGTAGAAAAATGTACGAAAATGTTTGGGTTGATAGATGTATTAAAGATGTGCAAGAGGAAGGATCTCTTCTTGCTGTAATCGACGACTGTAGATTTAAAAATGAAATAGAGGCAATTCAAAATGCCGGTGGTAAAGTTATTGGACTTACTCGGCAGCCGCATAAAGACAATCATGGCAGCGAAAAAGAGATAAGTGAAAATTGGGACTTGTTAGATGCGGTAATTGACAACTCTAAAATGTCTATAAATGAGATGTGTCAGTCTGTCATAGGACATATAAACGATTGGGATTGGATAGGAGAGGTAGTACAGAAAGAAAATAAGAAGAAATTTAATAAACTACATACTATAAAGGCTAAATAAT